CTACCCAATCGGATAGCTCCTCAATAGCCTCTTCGACATTCTGTACAAAACTCATATCGCACTGGCCCCGGTAAGCATGGCTCCCTGCTCCATTTCTCCCATACGATTAGTCATCATAGGATCCCCTGATATTGGCCCCGGTGTACCCGTGGAAGCCATATCACTGAGGAGTTTAGGATCTGTACCTCCCTGTTCCGCTGCCGCCGGTTGGATTTGTTGGATAGCAGCGAGGAGAGCAGGATCAGCCTTGGCCAACAATTCCGGACTAACCTCCGGAGTACCCTGCTTTGCCAACTTCACATTAGCGGCATCCCCAACTTTATCAGTAATAAACCCGTTGGCTATCATTTCCCGTTTTTGTGACTCAATGAGAATCTTCATATACTCAACATCAGGACTGAGCAGGGAAAGAATCTCTTCCCTTGCAGTCTCATCAGACATAGCCGGGCCTTTACCGCCACGGTCATCAGTGGCCATAGCAAATGCTCGAAGGGCACTGAGCATATCCAACGGCCCCTGTTTGCGTACCTGAGCACTGAACCTAGGCATTGGGGTTAGGTCTTTGGGATCAAGAGTCACATACTTGAGGTTCTTTTTCTTTGTATCCTTATCCGATTCCAAATAAACCATTTCTACGGGTTCATTAATTTTCTTCACATAGAGGGATACAATTAGAGCCTCTTCTTCAGCTCCCGCCTGCAAATGCTGTTCCTGCTTGTTATCAAGACTTTGGGCTTGAGTTTGCTGAATAGCCTGATTGAAACCGGTATCAACTCCCGGAGCACGTTCACCGTATAGTGTGGCTGATCCTCCGAGCCGGGAAATCTGCTGCTGAATAATATCATACAACCACATAGCCATTGGATTGTCCTTGGCCTCGAAGATTTGCATAATCTTCTCACCAACGAATGTGACTATGGACTCCCCTTCTTTGATCTTCGGCGCCTCCGGTTTACTATTCCCTACCCCGAATCCACGGGCCGCAGGATCCATTATGAAGTTTAGACTCGGCCAGTAGGTTGCTCGAACATTGGTAAGAATTTGGGAGACTATTTCGTCGGCAGCTTGGGATAACTCCATGATACCCTTACCAACACGCTCAATTTCGTTATGCTCAGTTTTCCATCCCCCGTATCTACCACTGTAAGTATTATAAATACTCCTACTAATCCCATGCTCATAAGCATATAGACACTCTAACTGCCCGGAGAATGTCCGAGAATTTGTACGTACTCGAGGGTACTTATTATTTCCTGAGTTAGGGCCGGGGCCAGCCAAGTAATAAGCATGACATATATCATCCGCGTACTCAATTACAGATACGGTTTCATTCAGCCCACCATCTGGGCCAAGGGTAATGTTCTTCAGTACCGGCCCCCCAACCTCATTATCAAATAGTGAATTCTGCATAAGACTCCACTTGGTAAGCTCAGTTAGTTCAAAACTAAAAGCCAAACTTTTCCCGTCATAATGTGGGAGGAAAAATTCCAGCGGTACGTAGTCCTTTGTAATCGGAATCCCAAATTTTCGCTTCAACTCTACACGTTCACTGTCGCTTAGAGCTTTCTCCGGCTTAGCCCCATTGTTATCTTTATAGTCCATCCAAGCCCGGTCATGTTCTACAATTTCCTTCCAATATGTGGGCTCTCCCCGGATTATTTTCTGCACCCCCATGTCTAAGAGCAGTGCATCTCGTACCGCACGGTCATAACAATCTCCACCACCATGCCTTTCAATCTCATACCCGGAGACATTAATGCCCTGTTCGACTCTGGTAGACTTAGCCCGAGATTCATCATCGAGTGGATTGTCGGGGATAACCTGAATTACCGGTCGAGGAAGATAACGACTAGACTTCTCATTAATCAAAGCCGCGAGGATGTAAGTATGTAGCACCTTGACTACATACTGAGTCGCACTCGGCCCTTGGATTTCGTTTAGTCCGCCGAGTGCATTCCTCATATCATTAATAAAGGTATTCCGTGTCTGCCAATATCGAAGCTTAAATCTAAACTGATTCGTAATCAAGTCCATATTTGGAAGTTTACTATAAATATCCACTAACCTATCCTCGGCACGAGATTTTGGTACATCTGCATTGGATCACCGATAGGGCCGCGGTCTACACCCTCAACCATATATCTAATAGCATCCACCATGTCATCGTCTACTTTGAGTGGATTTTTAGATTCCATCCTACCATCATTATGAGGCTCAGGATAGCGATAGGACATGAGTGCATCTCCTACCCACGGTACCCCCTTAAGCCAGAATAATCGGGGTCTCAGTTTTCCCTTATCTTGCTCATTAGCCCCATTATCGGGACGGAGCTTCAACCTCCGATGTAACAATTCTATGCCCTCATTTACACTATCTGGCCCACCCTTGGTTTTGAAAACTTTGAGTCCGGACTGTTGCATGAACTGAATACCAACCATTTGAGATTTGTCGGCCCGGTATATAGTACCATAATAGGGCCGTTTCAATTCCCGGCACATATCGGCAAGTTTCAATTCCTGTTCCCATGTCCAGTTGTACTGCCGTTCAGCAATATTGGGGCCGGATTGGAGAAACGCGGCTATGGCTATAAGCTCGTCCTTCTTCGTAAGCCCTGCAATTACCGTGGCACTTTTATGCGCCCCTATGGTATCCCCACCAAAGTCCATGCCTCCATGATAGGAAATAAATTCAGGCACTGGTCCTCGCCACTCATGGAACTCGGGATTGACTTCCGGGTATACCAAATACTGGCTGGCTCCGAAGTCCGCTAGCCACTCCTGAGCAAACGTCTCCGAGGACATCTCCAACCGCTGCCGCTCCATCTCATCTATATCCACAAACGGGTTGTTACTGGCTATAACCGGTGTATCCGCTGTACCATCCTCAGTTACTGCCGTTGGAAGCTGGAAAGCCGCCCATTCGGGCCTATCCTTGGCCCGCTGATATAATTGGTAACCCCAGTTCCTACCCTTCGGAGTCCCCACAAAATCACACCAACCTTTGAGGTCGGCTAGACTTGGCCCAATTACTTCCGTCCATGTAACCTCTGGGATCTGGGCAAACTCATCCATGACAGCCCCACCGAGCTTTTCTCCACGAAGGCTATCAGGATTAACTGCGGACTTAATTGTAATCGTACCACCGTTCTTAAAGATGATACTCATATCAGCTTCGCGAATTTCCACCGGGCTCACGGTATTAATCTGCCAAGCTAACCTCTTCAACATCCGCCAGCCAATTTGGGCCACCGGAAACGTAGGCCCAATCCACCAGTACGTATACCCGGTCATTAGGGCATACTTCACACACTTCCTAACTCCGTATGTAGTCTTGCCCCAACGTCGGCCGATGATGATTACCTTGAATCTCGCCGGATCGTTATCGATTAGCTTCTGACTCGGATGAAGTGGTGGTAGGGTAATTGTAATCTCCCCGGAGGCTACTCCTGCCCCTACCACTTCCTATTCAATCCCCTGAATTATTTGCCAGAGTGCTCCACGGCAAAAGTCCGGTTTACACAGATCCCATACATGATTATGAGCATGGTCAATAATAAGACCGGCAAAATCCTCGTTTAGCATTTGAAGGCTGAACTGCAGTGCAAATTCATACTTATTAAATCTCCACCGGCTTTCTCCGATTCTCACCGTCCAGCCATCACCATCGAGGCTAGTGTTTACATCAGTCCGGGTCTTGGTTAACATCTATTACCTCCATGATTCCGTTACCATCGTCATCTTCGACTACCTTAAACCCCTGCCCACCGAAATTGAGAACCAGCGTATTCGTCCGGTGTTTCTCTGGCTCCATAGCCTTTTGAAGATTCAGCAATTCCGTATTTGTATAGAATCTCCTATTACTCCGGAGATAATTGTATTCCCTATTCGTAAGTTCATTAAGCCCCTGCATGGACTTCCCAACAATACGACTGTCTTGAAACAGAAACAGTGTCATATTGCGGAGAAACTGCAGCCTAATGATATCAGCACTGATATTTTTCTGCAACGCCGGAAGCTGTTCATACTCAAACTCCCGAAGTTCCGGGGTTTCTTC